GCCTCGTCAAGTAGCTTTGACTGAGGTATCCGGGTCTTGTCGGACAGTTCTTTGATTTTATCTAAAAGCTCTATTTTGATACTGAAAGTTCTATTTCTACGGTATTTGAGTTGGCCCATAACGTCACCCCTTTTGTACGTTAAGTATAGTTAAGTTTTCGTTTTATGACAATGACAAAAAGTGTCTTTTATTTATCAATTATTAGTGTAGCTTTGTGTAGCTTTGTGATATAATTATATGCAGATAAGGAGGTTTTTATACATGGGAAAGACATTAACTATTCAGTTAAAAATACCAGAAGAAGTCAACAGGGAACTAAAGATAGCCGCCATACGCCAAGGTTTATCTTTGCGAAATTATTGCATTAAGGTTTTGACAGAACACGCTAATAAGTAGGTGCTGTAATGAAAGAAACATATTATTTCAGCCACGACGGGAACGCCAGGAACGACGAAAAAATACTTATGCTTCGAGCCGAATATGGTTGGGAAGGTTACGGAATATTCTGGGTATTGATTGAAATGATGTTCGAAAGCACAGACACAAGTCTATCCCATGCCAAACTGAAAGGTATTGCAGTTAGTCATAACATTGATATAACGCTGTTACAAAGTGTTATTAACACCTGTATAACAGAAGCACTATTTATTAGTAATGGTGATCAATTTTGGAGTGAATCTTTACGTAAAAGAAAGAACAAGTTCCAAGAAATCAAGGCCCAGAAGTCAGAGGCAGGTAAAAAAGGAATGGCTAAAAGATGGGGTTCCGATAACACCGATATAACACCGTTAAAACAGAGCGATAACGCTGATATAACAGAAGATAACAAAGTAAAGGAAATTAAAGAAAAGAAAAATATTATTATTACTCTCGATGAAGAAAAGTTTTTTAAAGAATGTTGTGGTTTATATCCAAATAGCAAAGGCCAAACATCTGGCAGTAAAAAGAAAGAAATATATAAACTAGGGGAATCGTTTAAAAAGTGTATAAGCCTTTACCTTGCAGATATAAAAGCAGAACGTGAAAATGGATTCCCAACTAAGCAATACAAGAACAGATCAACATTTTTCAACAGTGGTTACATGGATTATTTGGAAGAAGCAACTAAAAAACCAGACCCCAAACCAGACCGACCACTAGCAGGAACACTTAAATTCGAAATACAGGAATCAGCACCAAAACCAGTAGAGGAAGATACGGAAATTCCATTCTAAGGAGGTGTAGGAGTTGGGTAACGGCATCCAGGATTTCAAAAACAGAATAGGCCAGGACGCAGAGGGCATTATAGCAACCGGGCTTAACCTGGAACGTCGTGGAAACAAGTATAGATGCTTAAACAGGTACGCACATCGACATGGTGACAATAACCCAAGTATGAGCTGGAACCCAAACGCATTACAGTTCTTATGTTTTGGGTGCGGCATGAAAATAGACATTTATTCCTACTACAAAGATCATCTAAATTACAGCCATAACGAGATTATGCGGGAATTTGGACTAGCCGACGATTACCAAAAGCTATCTATGCAGCGCAACCGGGACACATTCACCAACCAAGTTAAAGAGCTAAGGCCAATTACGCAGGAGTGCGTGGATTATATCAGCAAGCGCGGAATCACCAAAGAAACTATGCAGGCGTTTGAACTGCAGACATATAAAGACCGGATAGCGTTCCCTTACTACAAGTTTGAAACGCTGGTAGGAGTTAAGACCAGGCTTCCTCGGAAGCATTGCAAGGAAACCGATGGCGAAAAGATGTTGTCAGTCACGGGGAGCAAACCTTACCTGTTTAATGCCAAAAATATCGAATTAGGCGGGGACCTTATAGTTTGTGAGGGTGAATTTGACTGCATGGTGCTCTGGCAATGCGGGTTTAAGAATGTGGTTTCAGTGGGAGCCGGGGCCAACTCAGTAAATTCCCTGTTAGATCAGGCCAAGGATATATTTGATAAATTTGATACCTTGATAATCGTTTCGGATAACGACCCATCAGGCGACAACATGGATGCAATGTTTACCGAGAAATTCGGCACTAAGGTGAAACTGGTAGACAAGAAAATCTATAAGCTGAATGACGTAAACGAGGATTATATCAAGCATGGACAGGGGCAAATTGAAAAACTAATCAATAGCGCAAAGCTAAAAATAGAGGGCATTAGAGACTTAGAGGACGAGCCATACCGGGGAGTCAGCGATAACGGAGATTACTTTATACCAACCGGGATTAAAAGCGTTGATTATGCGCTGAACGACCTAGTTAGTGGATGCGTAACGCTCATAACCGGCAGGTCTAACGGAGGGAAAACGACCTTCTGCACACAGGTACAGGCAAATGCTATAGATAAAGGCTACAAGGTGTTTTTAATCTCGGGTGAAGGTAAACAAGAGGAATTAATAAATAACTTCTACACGGCGGTCATAGGGCGCAAGGATGAATATTTTAACTCTATCAAGGTTAATAAGCGATTCAGAAAAGAGCCTAAGCCGGAAATATTAAAAGCCCTGCAAAAGTGGCATAAGAAGAAACTGAAACTATTTTGTAAGGGCGATTCTAAGCTGAAAACGACTGCAGAACTATTCCAGATGATGGCCCTAGAAGTTAAGGTGAACCGGCACGAACTCATTATAATTGACAACCTTATGAGCATTTTGGATATGCAAAAAGCATCGGAAAAATTAGAGGCCCAGGCTGATTTTTTACAAAACTGCTGTGACTTCGCCAAAGCGTACAACGTACACATAATCGTGGTTCTGCACCCGAATAAAACATATACCAAGGGGTCGGACATGAACTTCGAGCAAATATCAGGGACAAGCGATCTGGCGAATAAGGCAGACAATATCATAGCTATTATCAGGGAGTATGACGAGGACAAGCTAAAAGAGGGATTAAATGGCAGGATACAGGTCAGCAAAAATAGGTATTGGTCAGACCTGCCAATCGTAAAGGTTCACTATGACGCTGAAACCAGGATGCTATTAGAGGTCGAGGACGAAACCGGTCAGTATGTAGCTTACAATTTTGGATTTGAGAAGTTTTTGACGGACAACGGGGACTGGGAGGACCTTGGGAAATATGTGTAATTATGTTTTCGCTATGAACCCATACAGAGCGCTGGAAAAAATATACGTCCGACATGGCAAGGATGCAGGACCGGTCAATTTGTATAGTGTGTTGTGGGTAGTTTGGAGATATAGAGCAGCCGGTTAAGGTTGCAGGGTAACCAACATAAACGGGGAGGGGTAAGGATGTACGATAAAGAGTCTATTTATGACGAGCAAATAAGCCCGTTAATGACCCAAATAATTGAGATATGCAAGAAAGAAGATATTCCGATGGCCTTTCAGTTTTATCTAAAAGAAGCGGATGGCGAGAATAAAGAGCCTTTATATTGCACGACTTTTCTAGTCCCTGCAAAAGCTGAAATGAATCCTGATGTATACGATCATCTGAAAAAAGTATGTGAAGTGATGAAACATGGTCCCAACGGTAAGCCGGTTGTTCTGGCAATGACCATTAGGGGGGTAGAGGGATGAACAGACAGATTAAATTCCGGGCATGGGACAAGAACCTAAAGCAGATGTTTAATTGGGAACACATACAAACCGGATTTATGCAGTGGTATTTTAATGGCTATTATGACATTGATTTAATGCGGTTTACCGGGTTAAAAGACAAAAACGGCGTGGAGATTTATGAGGGGGATATTGTTAAATTTAGCATTGTTTATTATGGCCCTGACGGCGAAAACACGGATAGTGGCAAGATAGGCATTATAAAATTTTCAGAGCATGAGACAGCAATAGTTATAGGGGACAATGACAGCGACTATTTTGAATCTAATCTCGTATTGTTGGGTGACGCACTTAGAGCAGATGACGAGATGGAAGTTGTCGGCAACATTTACGAACCAGAACTGTTTGAAGGGGGTAAGCGACAATGAAATTAATACCGCTTACTCAAGGGAAATATGCAATGGTTGATGATGATATGTTCAATGAATTAATTAAGTATAAGTGGCGTGCCATTAAAAACCGCAACACTTATTATGCTTTTCATACTAGATGGAACGAGGGTAATCCTATTACGTTATTGATGCATAGATTAATTATTAATATTCCAGAAGGATATATGTGTGATCACATTAACCATAATGGACTTGACAATCAGCGTAGTAATTTAAGGCCCGTAACTAATCGCGAAAATCAGCAAAATAGAACTAATAAGAAAACTAGTAAATACCCAGGAGTAGACTGGCAAAAGAATTCAAATAAATGGAGAGCAAAAATAAAAATTAAAGGCAAAGCTTATCATTTAGGCATGTATGAAAACGAGGAAAAGGCATTCGAGGCATATTGTGCAGCTCTTGCTTTAATTAACGAACCGTATGAGTTAAAAGGATTGGAGGTGCAGGTATGAACAAAACTAATATAGATTATGCACATTATACCTGGAATCCATGCACCGGCTGCCGCCATGCCTGTCCTTACTGTTATGCCGCTAGAATCAATAAGCGGTTTGGTGATGGCAAGTTTACGCCGACGTTCCACCGCGAGAGGTTAGGTGAACCACTAACCGTTAAGAAGCCAAGCAAAATATTTGTCGGAAGCATGGCAGACCTTTTTGGGGATTGGAATTGGGCGGTGGGCACATGGGAGTTTTCACCAGCAGAGGTAATGGCAGATATTTTCGAAACAGTAGATCAATGTCCCCAACACACGTTTATCTTTTTAACCAAGAACCCGCGCGGGATGCAAGGTATTAAGTTTCCGGATAACTGTTGGTGCGGGACAAGTGTTGAGAATCAGGAAAAGGCAAATCAGAGAATACCGGATCTGCTGGAAGTGAATTGCAAGACTTTATTTGTGAGCTATGAGCCCGCATTGGGAGAAATAGATTTGTCCGAATTGCCAGGTTATTGGCATCCAGGTTGCACCACTCACGATGCACTATTGGGGAGACTTGTGCACCATGATGACGATATGAGATGGACCTCAGATAGAAAAATAGACTGGCTAGTCATCGGCGCGCAGACCGGCCCGGGTGCAGTACCACCTAATCCCGAATGGATAACCGGGGCCATAGATCAATGTCGAGGTGCAGGGGTGCCGATATTTGTCAAGGATAACGTAAAAATGCACACGGCAATACGCGAGTATCCGGGAAGGGAGCAGGAACGATGAACATAGATGAAATGCAGGGGCGCGAACTGGACGCGATGATAGCCGAGAAGGTCATGGAAGTAAAGGAAAAATGGCTATGTTATGATGGCGTACCTATTGCGCCGTGCCTAATTGATTTAGACAAATACGATCCCGCGGAATGTACT